CGCGTGCTCGGCTACCGCACGCCCGCCGAGGCGTTCGCCGACGAACTGTTAGAATTACAGGACCAACAAGGGTGTTGCACTTCTAAATAGACATCGGGGCTTCGTTGAGAAACTTCACGCCTGTCGCCTCCCGTGGATTAGACAACTGAAGATCCGCGATGAAAATGACGAGACGTTTATGATCGCCGACTTCCCTGGGCACCGTAGCTGCCTGATCGCCTTTCATCCATATCGCCACGGTAAACGGAAAGGCCGCTGATTTCGGTACCGAAATCAGCGGCCATATAACCACGTTCGTAGCGGGGCATGGATTTGAACCGTGGACCTCTGGTAACGTTGTCGCCCAGAGGTCCACGGTTCAAATCCATGAAGCCCGATTATTTGATTTTATCCTAGCGGCGTAATGCCGCCGGCCGCCAAGGATGCCGGCCGTGAGTATGCACAAAAAGCTGCCCCCTGCTCAGTGGCGGGACGAAATCACCCTATGGCTCGAATCGCTCACGGCGGCGGGTCTCAGTCAGGACACGATCAACACGCGGCGGTGCAAGATAGGGCACGCGGCGCGGTGCCTGGATAAATCGCCCTATGACGTGACGTCAGAGGATCTAGTGCATTGGACGGCCTCGCAGTCCTGGAAGGCGGAGACGCGCAAAGGCTATCGGAATACGCTCGTCGGTTTTTTCCGGTGGCTGCATGCCACGGGCCGGCGCGCGGACGATCCGGCGGTCGCGCTGCCGAAGGTGCGCAAGACGCGGCCGCATCCCCGCCCGTGCCCCGACGCGCACATATACGCCGCCATGTGCGCCGCGAACGATGTGGAACGGCTCATGCTGCGCCTTGGTGCCGAAGCCGGGTTGAGACTGTCCGAAATCGCGGCCGTCCACTCGCGCGACGTGCTGGAAGGCGACGCCGGCCCGTCGCTGATAGTGCGGGGCAAGGGCGACAAACAGCGCATAGTGCCCATAAGCGAAGACCTGGCGAAGCGGATAACGGCCGCGCCCGGTTGGCTGTTCCCCGGCCGGTGGCGGGGACACGTCGAAAAATCGTATGTGTCCCGCCACCTCACACGGCTGCTGCCGGACGGTTGGGGGCCGCACTCGCTGCGCCACCGGTACGCCACGCGCATGTACGAGACCACGCACGATCTGCTGCTGGTCTCGAAGCTGCTGGGACATAGCAGCGTGGAGACCACGCAAATCTACGTGGCGATGCCGGATAGCCGGCTGCGCGTCGGCCTGGACGCGGTGACGTTGGCCGGCTAGATTATTTGCCGGCCATGCGTAGAGGGTTGTAGGCGACGCCGAAACCGCCGGTGAGCACGCCGCCCGCGAAGATGATGTATTCGCCGATGTCGGCGTGGCCCGCGAGGGCGACGCCTCCACCCGCGAGTACGGCGGCGAGGCCGACGACGTAGATCACCGTTCGGATGGTCTCGCTGAACACGGGGGTGTATCCCTTGCTTGCGTCGATCTGCGCGGCGGCTTTGTGGTCGGCCACGCCTGGTGTGTTCGTGTCCGTGGTGATGGTGTTGTTCTCGGCGGCGAGCATCTGCTCGCTGGTGGGCTGTTGCATGTCGGCGCTCATTTGGCGGTGTCCTTCTCCTGTGCGGTCATGGTGATGACGAGTTTGTCGATTTTGTCGCTGACGGCCTTGGCGGTCCTGTCGGCGATGTCCTCGGGGTTGCTGCCGAGCGCCGTGGTGAGCTTGTCGATCTGCCGCTGCTGGGCCGCGACGGTTGCCTGCAGGGCAGTGACGGCTTTCTTCACGTCGCTGATACGGCCGGGCAGTTCGTAGTTGATGGCGTTGTACATGTTGCCGCCCAACGCGCTCTTGTTGTAGTTGTATCCCCATATTTCGGCTGCTGTTGCCATGTCGATGTCTCCGTATCCGTTGATTTGGTTTGCTTTGTTGATGATGTACCGCCAGTTGAGCCCGTTCGGGCACAGGTCCGGGCAGGCCGGGTGCGCGTAGGGAGGCACGTCCCGGTGCAGGAATATGTTCCTGCCGCGTTCCAGCTTGCCGAACCCGTACCGGCGGGCGATGTCCGCGCATAGGCGGGCGCTGGCGTCGAGGCATGCCTGGGTGCATGGGATGAAGTCGAGTCCGCCCTGGTGCTCGATGCTGATGGTCTGGCAGTTGCTTGTGTAGCTGCCGTCCGCCCATGCGGCATCCGTCTCGGCGACGTACTGGTGGGTCTCCCCGTTGCCGCCGATGCCGTAGGTGCTTGATGCCTGGTATGAGGCACGCTGGAAGATGTTGTCGGTGCCGGCGAGCCAGCCGGCCATGATGTGAAGGGTGATGCGTGTGACGCGGTATCCCCTTCGCCCCGCGTAGTGGTTGGGGCTGCCTATCCATGTGATGCTCATCGCATGCTTATTCCTTTCCGTCGTCGTTGTCCTGGAAGAGCCCGTCGGGCGCGCTCGGTGGCGGTGGAGGCGCGCGCCGCCATATCGCGTCCACAAGTTCCCTGTTCCACAACCACAGGAGCTGTCGGTCTCGGGCGCTTTGGTCGAGTTGGCGTTGCGCCTCGATGAGCAGGCGGCTGGCGTCGGTGTCCTTGTCGCTGCGTGTCTTCGCCCATGTGGCCACGAACTGGACGCACGCGCCTACGGCCACGCCTCCCGTGCCGATGAGTGCGCTGATTATCGATTCGGTCATGCGATCGCGTAGCTCAGCGAGCAGCCGAAAGAGTTAGTACCTTGGGTGCCACCATTGTTGCTGTAGTCCATGGTGCCGTCGGCATGGACGTTGATGATTTTCTGGTTGGCTCCGTCGCGGCCGCCGAAGCTGAAATTGAGGTCGAACAACGGCCACCATCCTTCGGGGAGCTTTCCGAAGTCGCCTTTGGTCCACGAGCCGCTGGCCGAACTTTTCCAGTCGATTCGCAGTGTGGCGAGCTTGCCGCGCCTGTATCCCTTGATGGTGCCGTAGGTACTGTTAATAAGCATGACAGTTGAGGAATCTTCGGCGAGTATGTCGGACACGTCGGAGATCGTCGCGATGCGCGCCCACGCGCTGCCGGTCCAGCAGTACGGTCCGTTGTTGCCTTCGGCGGGGTCGGCGGTCACGTAGCCGGCCTGTCCCGTAACGCCGGTGATGCCGGCCAACGTTTCCAAGGTGGTGGCTATGGCGGGTTTCACGCCGGCCGGGGTGTTGCGGCTGTCCACCTCGTTGAGTGCGTTCTCGAAGCCCTCGGCCATGGTCTTGAACTGGGCGGGCGCGCTTGACACGAGGTCGCCGGCCTCGATGTAGGGCAGGCCATAGATCGGTGTGGTTTTCATGGTTCCTCCGTGATGGTGGTTGGTTGCTGATAGGTGTGGACGAGGGATAGTTCGGCGAGGGTGAGTGCGCATTGACTCCACGTGGCGGGCCATGCGCCCATGCTTGCCCAGGTGGTCGCGGTCGCGGCGGCTACTGGTAGAGGCCATAATGTGACCTCGTTGCGTAGGTGGGGTTTGCCGGCAGACCATTGATAGGTAAGGGTGCCGCCGATGCTGGCCCACACGCCGCCCGCCGACGGTTTTGCGTCGTCTCCGGTGAGCCGTGAGGTGATGTCTCCTTGGATGACGAGCGGTCCGCTGCTGGCGGTGAGGTAGAGGCGTGCGTGTATGGCGGGGTCGAGCCGCCGGCTGTCGAACACGATGGTGTCCGAGCGCAGTCGCCGGTCCATCGCGACGAGCAGTTGGGCGAATGTCTCCCGCTCGTCGGACGATGGCGTCCACACGGTGCCGGAGGCCCTGCCCCATACGCCCTCGGACGTGTCGGCGGAGACCACGTCCGATTCCACGGTGATGCTGGATTGGGTGATGGTCAGGTTGGCCGGCAGCAGGCCAAGGGCGGTGAGCTCGGTCTCATGCTCGTCGAATTCCAGTGCGCCGTCGTTGGATTTCGCGTTTTTGCCCTGGATGGTGAATTGGGTGACTGGTTCGGGGATGACGATGGTCTGCTCGTCGTCGGTGATGATGTCGGTGGCGTCGAGGCCGTCCAGCGTCTCTCCGGTCCAATCGGTCACGGTGAGTCGGGCTGTGTCGTCGATGCCGATGCTTGCGGGAGCGCCGAACGGCATGTAGTCGATGCGACTCGCGTCACGGTCGGGGTATTCGTACCATATCGGCCACATTCTGGAGTGAGCGTAGGTGCGGTGGAGCAGGTCGAGTTGCGATGGACAATCGTCGGTCCGGTAGGGTGCCACGGATGCGGTGGTGTCGAGGCCGTTGACGTTGGCCTGTGGCGCGTCCGCCTCCTTGGCGCGTCGGTTGAGCTCCGTCAGCCGTTCTGCTGTGGTGCCGACCCAGTGCAGGCCCGTGTAACGTGCATCGGATGATACGGGCCCTTGTTTCTGCAATCTTTTCCACAGGATCATGCGGCTGGAGGCGCTGAGCTCCAACAGCCAGCCGCCGCCATGTGGCCGGGCTTCGCCGCCGTTCTGCACCAGCCCGTCGAACAATGTCGTCGCCGTGCTTGACTTGTCGGAAGGGTTGCCGGGCGTGTACGCCTGGTGCAACACTGCCAAGCGCATGCGCTGCGCCGACCATGCGCCCATATCCGGGCGGAGCATGCCCCATGTGGGCTGTTCTGAGATCTGCACGAGCACGCGCGCGCCGGCCAGCGTGAGCGCGCGGCCGGTGAGCCAACCGGTCGCATCGCGCAGCCGGAAGGTCATCACGGACGGGTCGGGCTGCTGGTCGATGCCGTCGGTGCCCCACTGGATGCTGAAGCCGTCCAACGCGGCCACGTCGTTGTCGTGGTCGTTGACGGCAACCCAGCCGTCGCCCCAGTCAAGGAACATGAAACACTGCTGCGCCATCAGTTGCCTCGCTTCCGGTCGTAGTCGCGGAGAATCTTCCTGATTTCGCGTGCCACGCCCTCACGGTCCACCGGCGCGTTGAACGTGACGTTCACGACGGTGCCGCCCATGCCGGCGCCGCCGTTCACACCGGCGTCCAGGCTCAGGCCGCCCATGCGCCCATTGATCCGCGAGATGGTGCGCCGAACGTCCGCGTCGAAACCGCTGCGCAAACCGCGCGCAAATCCCTGCATGATGAGACGGCCGTTATTCACGAGCATTACCGCGTCGTATTCCGGCGGGCCCTTGTGCTCCTTGATCCAGTCGCCGATACCGCTGATCCAGCCGGTCACGCTGTTCCACATGCTCTTCAGGCCGTCAAGGAAACCGCTGATGATGGACGCACCGGCGTTATACAACAGGTTGCCCACGTTGCCTATCGCGCCGGTGATACGTCCCGGCAATCCCCTGAACCAGTCCACGACGGCGTTCCACTTGTCGGTCGCGAACTGTGCGGCCGACTGGAAGAAACCGCCTATCTTGCCCGGCAACGCCTGGAAGAATCCCACGATGCCGTCCACGCACGAGCCGAGAAACGCGGTGAACCGGCTCCACAACTGGCGGCCCGTCTCGGTCTGCGTGAAGAACCAGACGAGCGCGGCGACCAGCGCGCCTATCGCGGTGACGACGATCATGATCGGGTTCGCGTTCATGGCGACGTTCAAAGCCCATTGCGCGATCTCGGCGGCCGTTGTTGCGAAGCTGAAGCCCTGTAACGCGGACGTCACGGCGCTTACCACACTGGCGACCTTGAACGCGGCGAAACCGCCACCGATGGCGACTAGCGCGCCCGCGATGGGTTCCGCGTTCGCGCTCACCCAGTCGCCGAACTCGGTAAGCTTGTCCGCCACCATCTTCACCACGCCGGCCGCGCCGTTGAACGCGTCGCCCACGCTCGTGCCGATGCCTCCCGCGTCGTTCAATCCCTGCAATCCGGGCGCTATCTCCGTGGCGATATTCGCGAACGCCTGACCCAACGCGGACAACGCGGAGCCCACGGCGTTCATCATGTCCTTTGCGGTCTGGAACGCTCCCGTGTCCTGCAACGCCGTGGCGAACGCCTGTATGTTGTTGGTCGCGGTGGTGGCGAACGATCCGACCGCTTCGGCCGCGCCGCCGATGGCGTCGGTGACGGCCGGCTTTATGAGGTTGAACGCGTCCGTGAGCCCGCCGGTGACGGCGGCCTCAAGATTGCCCAACGCGCCTTCCATGGTCTGCGTCGATGTGGCGGCCTCTTTCGCCACGTCGGTCATGCCCAGGTCCATGATGGCCTTGTTGAACTCGTCGGCCGTGATCTCGCCTTTTTCCATGGCCTCGCGGAAATTGCCCGTGTACGCTCCCGCGTTCAACATGGCTTCCTGGAGCTTGCCGGCCGCGCCGGGGATGGCGTCGGTCAGCTGGTTCCAGTTCTCCGTCGTGAGCTTGCCCGCGCCTGCGGTCTGCGTCATTACCATGGCAACCGATTTGAACGTGTCGGCGTTTCCGCCGGCGACGGCGTTCAGGTTGCCCGCTGCCTCGGTCAATCCGACGTAATCCTGGATGCCGTTGGCCGCGAGCTGCGCCGTGGTGTTCTGCACGGTGGTGAGGTCGTACACGGTCTTGTCGGCGTAGTCGCGTGTGGCCTTCGTCGCGGCCTCCACGGCTCCCGTGTCGAAGCCCGCGAAATTCATTGTGCTTTTGAACTTGTCCGTGGAATCGGACATGTCCATGACGGCGCCGGTGAAGCCCTTGAGCGTGTCCCACAAGGCGGAAACGCCCTTGAGCGCGGCACCGCCCATGAACGTGCCGAACGCCGACGCTTTCGCCGTGACCTTGGAGAGCGCTTTAACGGCGTCGTCGCTGTTGCCCGTGATCCGCACGGACATGATGGCGCTTTTACCCATATCGGCCTAATCCTCCATTCGGTCCATCTCGTCTTGCAGCAGTCTTAAACCGGTGCCCCAGTCCAGTTCGTCGGCCTCGTGCCGCCATGCCCACGGCGTGCCGCCGAAGCGTGCCGCGAGCATGAACGACAGGATCCCTAACGAATCGTCGGGCCACTCGGCTAGTTCGTAGGGTTTTCCGGCGTCTCCACGTCGATGTCGTCCACGAGGTCAAGCCATTGTTCGTAAGGCGTGGTGGTGTTGCCGGCGTAGCGCTGCGCGAGATACGCCATGTAGTACGACTGGCGAATCTTGCTTGCTTCGCCCGGCTCCCATCCCTCTTTCTGCGCGTGTTCCTCGGCGGACGTGATGACGCGCGGCGTCAACGGTGCTTCGTCCACATGGCCGTCGGTGTAGGTGACTTTCGCGGTGCTTCGCATGGTTCATGCTCCTTTGATCTGGTTCATGGTCTTCTTCACGAACTGTTCGTATTCCTTCGCCCACTGGCCTTCGGTCGAGGCCACGGCGTCGTTAACGAACGTTCTCGGTTTGATGTGCCGTGCGGGCCAGCCGTAATTGATCGGTCCCGCATATGGCACGGTCTTGCGGCCGGCGCGGATGATACCGGCCTTCTGGGTCGCGCCCACGCGTATCGATCCGGCGAGTTTGCCGGTCCTTCCGCGTGGCGCGCGGGCCACCGCCTCGGGTTTGGCGATGTCGGCGGCCCGCCGGTTGACCTCCTTCAGCTCCTTCATGTCGGCGCCGGCCTTGCGCATGGTCTGTACGAAACGCTTCTGACCGACGACGTACAGGGCCTTGTCGGCCATGTCAGGCGCTCGTCGGCGTGTACGCCGACGCCTTCACGTCGGTGGCGGAAAACTCAAAATCCTTCTTGTTCTTCGTCTTCACGTCACCGCCGAACGCGATGGGCGCGATGACCACGCGCATGTCCAGCTGGAGCTTGCCGGCAGTGTTCGGCACGAACTTCGCAGCCTTCGTCTCGCCCGCGTGATTCAGGCAATACACCTGCGCGCCGTTCATGCTGTAGTCCTCGGCGATGCTCCCCGACAGCTTCCACGACGTCGTGAGCGCGCCGCCCTCCTCGTGGCCGTCCAGGTACATGTCGGGGTCCTCGCTCGAATTGTCCGGCGACAGTTCCACGCTCGTGCAATCGACGTCCAGCTTGTACTGGTCGTCTGAGGAGCCGATGACCAGGCTTCCCGGTCCCAGGGTACGAATCTTGTCCTCCATGATGGTTGTTCCTTTCGTTAGATTTCATTGAGTGTGATCTGGTAGGCCGCGAGCGTCGCGTCTCCACGCGTGAAGCCGACGGGCTCGGCCGATGTGACAGGCAGCGCGGACGCCACGAGCCGGTCCATCGCGGCCAGTAGCAGCGGCAGCGCGGACGCCTGCGCCCAGGGACTGCCGGCGACGAACACGAGCCGCACCGATAGTTCGTTTTCCGCGCCCGCGTAGGGCCATGCCACTTCGGGGGGTTTGACCCATACGCAGACCTTGCCGCGTGGCGGCTTCACCTCGGTCTCGTCGATGGTGACGTGTTCCACGAGGTCGCCGCACGCGCCGGCCACCTGTTCCATGAGCGCGTCGATCTTGCCGGTGATGGTGTTTGTCATGCGATCCCCATTCCCGCGAGCACGCCGGCGGCGCGGAGCTTCGGCCAGGCGGCGCGCAACGGGTCGGCGGAGACGCGGAACGGTTCGATGGCGTCGCTGTCCACGTTCATCACGCCGTTGCGCGCGTCCTTCTGGTTGAACAGGTCGGCGGCGACCGCCAGCACGCAATCCGACTGGATCAGGTCGGGCACCGTGTCCCACGTCTCGCCCAGGTTCGCCGACAAGTAGGCGCGAGCCGTTTTCAGGCAACCGTCGGCGCGTTTCTCGTCCTCGCTGCCGATGACGTTCATCATCGCGAGGAAATCCGCATGCAAGGCGTCTTCTTCCATACGCTCTCCTATCCGTCGGTCTCGGACGTTCCGTCTGAAATGGCGGTCAGCACAGGCATGATGTCCGCGTCAACGGTGCTGCCGTTGCGGGCAATGACACAGCAGCTGTAGGTGCCGGCCGTGGTTATCGTGAACGGTTCGTTTGAGATTGTGTTGTAGTGCTTGCCGTCAACGGTGATCTGCACATACAGGTTCTGTCTATCGGTGCCGACGCTGCCGGCCAGGCTGTATCTTCCGGGCTGCAACGTGACTTCGCTGTCGATGCCGCCCCATGCGGTGCAGGTGCCGACGGCGTGAATGACGCCTTCCGGCTTGTATGTGTAGGCCACGCCGTTACGAGTGGCCGGCAGTTTCGGCAATGGATAGAGGTTCAAGTCAGTTCCCCCCCCCCGAGGCCTGTGTTGTCCGGGCGCGTCCAGTCGGTGGCCGTGGCGCCGAGCTTGAGCTGTGCTCGCAGATCGCCGTCGATCGGATTGGTGGTCGATGCCGCGATGCGCAGTTCAAGAGTGACCGTGTCCTCCGGGATGACGCTCGGTTTGCCGGTTTCGAGTGTGGCCAGCAGGCTCAGGTTGGTGCCACGTGCCTGCAAGTACGAGTACGTGCCGGCAGGGAATTGCGCGGCCGAATAGATGACCGTCTGGCCCTTTGCTGTGTCCGGGCACTCCCACCGCCACCGAAGGCCCTTGTTGGCTGTCGGCGCGTCACCGGCCAGGTGCAGGCTGCCGTCCTCGTTCACAGTCGCCGTCAGTCCCGATCCGGAGGCCGGGCCGTAGGCGAGCAGGTTACGCGACGCTACCGGCGGGGGAGGGGTCACGCTTTTGGGGCCAGCGGCATGATTCCCCCCTCGAACACGGTCGCGAAGGCGGCGTAGCCGTACACGCTGTAGTTCGACAGCAGTTTCGTGGTGTCGTCCTGCTGGAGCTGGAACGGGCCGCCGGCCTCCCACATCTGCAATGCGGTGGGGTCGATGAACGCGGCTGTGTTGGCTGCCGCGCCGGGTACCATGCGCACCGGAACCGACAGCATGCGGCCGGTCACGCCGGTGAGGCTCATGCTGCCGAGCTTGTCCACGCCCTCGCCGGAAACGTCCATGAGCGCGTCGCCGCTGCGCGTGATCTTCGCCATGGCGTCGAACACGTCCTTGCTGACAGCGAGCGTGCCCAGCTGGGCGCCGCGAGCGTCGGCGGCCTCGGCCGCGTTGATGATGACGGTAATCCACTGGTCTGCGGTGAGCGTGCTCACGGCGGCCGGCGTGTCCAGCTTGTTCGCCGTCGCGGCGGTGATGGCTGCGGTGAGCTTGGCGCGTGCCGCCGATTCCACGGCGTTGCTGTACGCGATGGTGAGCGCGCGAAGCGCGGTGTCCAAGGCGGGCGTGTTGCTGCGTTCGATGACCTGGCGTGACAGCTGTGCGTAGCCGCCGTAGGTGGCGACGGCAGCGGTCGCGCTGGTCAGTGTGATCTTGCCCGTTGCCAGCGTCGTGCCTTCCGTGGCCTGCTGCGTGACCTTGAGCGTGTTCGATCCGAGCTTGAGATATTCCAGCGTCATGCCGGTGGCAGGCAATGCCGCATGCTGGAACAGGGTCGCCACGCTGCGGCGCGACTGGATGAGTCGAATCTGGTCGGCGACCCACGTGTTCGTGTTGTGCACGTCGGTGCTGGAGATGAGGTCGCGGGCCTCGCGCATGAACTCATACGCGGTGTCTTCGCCGGCCGCGAGCGATTTGGCGTATTCGCCGGCCGAACGGTACTGGCCGCCGATGATGTGCGGCGGTTCGGGCTGCTGCCGGTCGATGGTGTCGGCGAGAGAGCGAATCTGCATTTCGAGCTGGTCGAAACGCGATTCCTGGGTGGGTTCGTTTTCCACTGTTTTCTCCTTGGTTTCGTTGGTTTCCTGGTTGACGTGTTCCTGGTCGCGCTGGCCGGTGATGGCGGCGCCCGTATAGGCGGGGATTCCGGTGACGGCTACCTCCAGCAATCGGACCGCGCGGCGCACGTACACGGTCGTATCGCCTTCCACGCGCTTGTCCGTTGTCACCGGCTGGAATCCCACGGAGAACGAATCGACCACGCCGTCACGGATCAGCTGCACCGCGTCGCGCCCTTCGGCGGTGTCGCTGATGGCTGCGGTGATGTGCAGGCCGTCGGCTTCCCTGGTGGCGTTCGTGATCTTGCCGATGAGACGGCCGTGGTCACGGCTGAGCTTCGTGCGTGTGGTGTCGCCGAAATCGCAGTCCGGCGCGAACTCCTCGGCGGTGCCCGGCCACAGGCCGATGCGCTGGCCGAACGGCACGGCGATGCCCTCGATGCGGGTACCGTCGCCCTGGTCCTCGCGTAGCTCGATGCCCCTCATGGTGATGGTGCGTTTCTCGGTGCTCATAATGCGGCCTCCTGCGGTGCTGTCTGGTTGATGGGCGCCCATCCTTCCTTCGCGCGCGCCTCGTTCACGGTCAGGAAACCGGCGGCGATGGCGGTCTGGTAGGCGGAATAGCGCGTGTTCGTGTCGGAACGGTGCAGGGAATCCCAATCGGGTTCGACCCATTGGCCTTCGGGCAGCAGCGATGACAGGGCCTCGCATATCTCGTCGGCGTAGGCGCTCAGCGTGTATTCCGCGAACGTGAGCCACTCTTGCTCGATGTTCGAGTAGGTCAGCGAAGTGCCTTCCACCTTCGCGAGCATCAACGACGCCGGGATGCCCAACAGGCGGGCTATCTGCGTGGTGTTGAACTGCTGGGACTCGATAAATTGCAGGTCTTCGGGGCTCAACGCCAACGGCGTGTAGTCCAGGCCCTTGCCGAGCACGCGCACGCCGCCGGCGCCGCCCTTCGCCCACCGTTCGCTAGCGGTCCTCGCGTCCTGGTCGCTTAATATCTGGTCGCTTTTCAGAATGCCGGCGGGCCGCGCCGTGTTGTCCAACCAGTTCGACGCGTAGGCGCGAGTGTCCTGCGCTCCCTCGATCTCCTCGCGGGCCGCGCTGATAGGGCCCATGCCGCGCAAACGGCCGGCCACGTTCAACAGTTTCAGATGCACGATGCGGTCGGCGCCGTAGTCCACGCCGCGATACGAGTAGCGCAAGCGCGGGTTAGCCGGGTCCATGTTCAAATCGGTCACGGTCACGAGCTGGGGCGGCAGACTGCGCACGCCCACGAGCACGCCGCCGGCCTCCACCTTGAGCAGGAACGCGTTGCCGTTCAACGCGAGGGCCGAAACGAGGTCGCCGAACAGGTCGCGGCGGCTGCGGTTCAGGTCGGGCCGGGTGATGAGCGTGCTCGGCCGCATGCGCGAGCCATCCGGCGCGTACTGGATCAGCGGTAGCTTGCTGACCGCCGTCTCGATGATCTGCACGCCGCGAAATACGGTGGACAACGCCAGCGGGTCATGCGACGCGGACAATCGCGGCGGCAATGTCGGCGCGTCCGCTTCCTCCACGTCGTCCGTCGTCTGCGCCGCGCGAAGCAACAGGGCGGCGGTGTTGGAGATGCGGGAAATGAAGCTCATGCGACCGATTCAACCGCCCGCCGGCGCACCACGCCGAAACCGGCGTATAAGAACATCGCAGAACGTCTAAAAACGTCATAGAACGTCTAACCGAAAATCTGCAACGGCGCGGCCGGCTGCGCGTGAAGCGAAGCGGTGACCGCGAGTTGCGCGGCCTCAAGCGCGTTAATCGCCTGTTCGCTGTTGCGGCGCGACAGCACCCAACTGTCGGCGACCCACCGGCGCACCGCGACGGCGGCAGCGTCGTCCAGCGCCGGATCAGGCACGTGCAACACCTGGCGTTGCATGAGCCGGTCAAGCATGAGCACTCCGGCCGCGACTATCTCCGTGTTGCCGATATCCGACAACCGGTATTCCGGCGTGCCGTCCGCCGCGACCTCATGCAACCGGTCGGCCAACGGCGCGGACGGGCCGCGCCGGTCTATGGCTATCGGCGCGCCGCCATACCGTGATTGCAGGTCGGCCAGCCGTTCGGCCGCGCCGGCGGTGCCCGGCAGCACGTCCACGATCTGCACGACGGTGACGCCATCGCGCCGGCACGCGGCGGCTATCGCGGTCGATTCCGATTCCATGCCGACCGCGACGCCGAACGCGAGCGTGTCCAGGTCGAGCGCCGACAGGTCGAGCGGCGCGGTCTCGGTCTCCGTCCACAAGGCGGCGGGGTAGACGCGTTCGGTGCTGGACGTGTCACGGAGATTGCAGAACGCGCGCCGCCAGCCGGCCGGGTCGTCCGCGAACTGGTCGCGAAAGTCCTTGAGCTGCCGACGGTCGAACAGATAGCCGCAACCCGGGTGCGCGCGGGCTACGGCGTCCAGGTCCTCGCTGTCCTTCGCGGGGTCAAGCCCCCAATCGAAGAACGCCCAACGTTTCGGGATGTCGCCGGCACGGCAGCGGTCCAGAAGCGCGTTGTAATACTCGCTTTCAGCCGTGCCCTCCGTGCTTGTGATCCACAATTGCGGACGGACGCCCGTGGCCCTCATGCGCGTGGTCGTCGTCGGGATAAAGCCATCCAGAATCTGCTTGGCCTGGAGCGCCGACAGCGCCCACACCTCGTCAAGGTTGATGAAATCGCCCTGGAAACCGTGGCCGCTGCTTTCGGTCATGCTGCCCGGCCGCAACGTGCTGCCGTTGACGAGCGGCAGCGCCATGCTGCCGTTGCTCATGCGCGGGTTCCCGTCGATCAGCGCCGCCAGAGGGGAGCGCACCACGCTTTTAATCAGCTTGCGAAACTGTTCGTTGCTGTCCTTGCCGGTCTGCGCGAGATACCACACCTCACGGTCGGGTCCAAGCAGCGCGTTACGCACCTGCTCGGCCTTGCTTATCGTCGTCTTGCCCGCCTGGCGTTGAACGGACACTATCACGCGGTCGTAGTAGTACGTGCCCGTTTCCGGGTCCAGCTCACCGGCAACGTCCGCTACCTGGCGTTGCCATGGGATCAGCGGTTGACCCAACGCGGCGGAGATGCGCGCCACCTTGCCGCCGTCCGTCTCACGCGCGGGGTCGCGCGGGGTCGCGTGGCGCGCCGGTGCCGGCCTCACTGCGCCATGTCCTTGAGCAGCTGTGCGAGGTCGCCGGCCTTCGCTGACGTTTCGGACGGCTGCAACCGGTCGATGGTCTCGTTGTAGCTCGTGACCATGCGGGAGATGTCGCGGCCCTTGCGACACAGGCGGTCGATGGTGCGGGCGCACGTGAGCAGCAGCGTACACAGGGCGCGCCGTTGCGGCGTCAGGTTCGCGGCGTCCTGCAAAAGCTCGGTGACGAGCTCCTTGGTGGAGCTGGTCAGCGGGTTGGTCAGCTCGTCGCTGTCCTCCATGCCCGGAAGTGTCATCTGCTTGTCGTTGTCGTCCATGATTTGCGCTCCTAGCCTATCGGTGTTACTGTCTGGAACTGGCTTCATTCCGCCGATTGGTGGAGCGCCGCGCCCTTGCCGGCGCGGCTTTTTTTATTTGGGTTGGGGATACGAAATCGGTGGGCGCGGGGTGTCCCTTGACCATGGCCGTTTAAAAAACCGGCTACCATCGCGGCCGCGCCGACACGGCCGGCGGCGAAGACGGGCCGTCGATCAGGCGAAGCCGCGAAAGCTGCGTGCGCCGCGTCTCCAGCATCCCGTCCACCTTCGCTTGCGTGATGCCGAGCCGGCGCCATCGCTTCAGCAGCTCCACGTCTTCACGGCCACGCCGGCACTCGGCCATGCGCCCGCGCAACAGCTGGTCGTCGGCGTCCAGGACCACCACGTCATAGTTCAACGCGATCCACTCGGCCAGCATGTTCGGACTGTTGCGGGACGTCGGCAGCGCACGCACCAGCCACACATGCCTGGCCGTGACCATGCGGGACACACGCCGGTACGCGCTGCCCCACAACGTATCGGCCAGCGCGTGCGCCTCGCTGCCGCCGTCCACGCACGCGACCGCCAGCCTCGACGGGTCCACCACGATATCGCCCGGCGCCATGTGGTCGCGCACATACGCGGTCTTGCCCACGCATGGCGGGCCTATCACGGCCGTGACCTGCGCGCCGAAGCCGGACACCACACGATCCGCGCGCAACGAATTGCAGTGCTTGCACGCCGGCCGAAGATTGCTCGGAACGGTCGGGCCGTAGAGACTGTAAGGCTTCACGTGGTCCATGGTCTCCGTGCCCCTGTGCGTGCATCCCGGCATGTCCAGCCAACAATCGGAGCCGAACGTGAGCAGCACTTGCGCGGCCATGTTCGGCGGCACCCTCTTGCGCTTCATTGCCTCTTCCCCATCCACTTGTTCACATCGTCCACGAGATACACCACGCGGCCCTCCAACATGTACCACTTCGGCCCACGGCCCTGCTTGCGCCACATGTAGAGCGTCTGACCGGACTTGTCCAGGAACTCGGCCAGCTCACGCGCATACAGGAAACGACGGCCCATCAGTGGCACCACCGTTTCAGTGACGCGGTCACATCCCGGCAATCGTAGGTCTTCAAGCCCAGCACACGGCCGCGCGCATGGATGCCGGCGCCACTCTTGTCGGAAAGAATCGTCTGCATGTCCAAGTCGTGCGCCGGGTTCTTCGTGCTCAACCCGATCAGCGCCATAAGCTCGGGCCGGGTGATGGTGTCAGAGCACGCACACCGCTGCTCGATGTTCGGCAGAGCGTACTTCACCATCGCGCGGAGATTGCGAAGCTTCGTCTTGTTCGCCGGTGACTGCTTGCGACCGGTGCGTTTCCTCGTTGGTTTGTAATCGACTGCATATCCCATAATGTGAACCTCGATTCGGAACGTTGATTGATAGAGACTTTTGGGTGGTGAGGGTTAGAGCGGGGAGACCTAAACGCAGGCGACGAAAAAGACTCGAACAAAAGTTCGTAGTCTCTTCGTCGTCTACAGGTCTCTCCGCGAGACTTTCGGTCTGGAGCCGGGCCGTCGCATTGTCGAGAGCGGGCATACGCCCGCCGTGAATGGTCCCGCCAGAGCCCCCGCAATCGCGGTACGCCGCCCTATTACGCCTTAACCGGCAAGCCCTGGTGGTAGGGGAAAGCGCTCAAGACCACAGGTCAGGTTTCGTTCCGCTCGTAACGTTGCGCCAGACGTCCGCAGTGGGTTAGACCCGTCAACGTGCTACCGGGTCCCTGCACGTCCCCGGTCACGGCACATTCAGTTATCCAGAACGGCGCGCCCTACTCAGGCGGCGCCGCGCACAACGCCAGATAAAGCTCACGGAACAACGTCCACGCCTCGTTACAACTGAACGCGTACACACGGCCCGGCCTCTTACGGCCGTCCATGGTCGGCGTGATCGTCACGGCCACATAGCCCTGAGGCGTGGGCCTTACGGTGAACTCATACATGGTCGTTCCATCCCAGAAACTCGGCCGCCGCGTCCCACGCCAGACACAAGCCCAGCGAGAACAGCACGAGCGGCGAAACAACAAGCAGCACGACGAACTGGCAGATTTTGCGGATCACGTCACGCCTCTTCGATATCGAGTTGCACGGCGTCGGGTATCGACTTGATGCAGCAAATCAGCTCATAGCCCGCGTACTCGGGTATCGAGCCGGTGGTAAGCACGATGGCCGGCGCGTCCTTGTCGTCCGTGAAGCAGCGCACCGGGCCACAGGACCATTTCACGCTGTTCTTCGTCTGGAGCCGGAACACCACGAGGTCGCCCGGCCGCACGTCCCCGGGCTCGGTCGAAATCTCATACCGCATCATGCGCCGCCTCGTCATGCTTCGGCATGCCGCACTTCGGGCAACGCGCCTGAGGCGGATAGATGAACCAACCATGCGCCTTCGCGTGCTGGTCCGCCGCGACGTTCCACGGCACCGTCATGGTGAAACCGCAATCATCGCACTTCACGACGTGATACATCATCGGTCCTGCTCCCTTGCATTCAGAAAACGATTGATCTCCTCACGCCACTGCCTCAAATCGGCCGGCGACGCGTCGAATTCCAGGCCGCAACGCGGCGCGAAATAATCCGGGAACGACACACGGAACATGCGGTATTCCTCGGCTTCGGCGTTCAAACAAATCGACATGCGCATGGTCACGCCTCCAACGGCTTCGCGTAATCGGAACGGCCTGTGAGGTAATCAAGCGACACGTCGAACGCGTCGGCGATTTTCCGCATGTCCTTCAAGGTGAAGTTGGTGCGGCCGTGAAACTTGTCGCTCACGGCCTGTTCGGACACGCCCAGCACCTCGGCTAGGTCGCGCTGCTTCAGGTGGTGGGCCCTCAACAGTCTTCGGATATTGCTAATCAAATCTGCCTTCTTCGTAGAAGCTACTGAATATCTGTAATTACTACACGTCAAAAACTGAATCTGCAACCGCGACACGCCTAGTAACTACGGAATATCCGTAGTAAATTAGTGGTTATGACAGCAACAATGACAATGCCGAACGCGATGCGTAGGCAAGATGTAGTAGCAAAGAACGTTGGTTTGATGGTGAAGGCGCGTGGGCTGAAGAAGAAGGATCTAGCGCAAGCGATGGGGATTTCCCCTCAGGCTGTTTCCACGCGGTTGCAGGGTACTGCCAATTGGACGCTAGACGAGGCTTGCGCGGCTGCCGATTTTCTCCGCGTGCCGCTGGACACACTTCTTCGCGCGTCGCTTACCGCCGGCGAGGTGCTGGGGTATGAAAAAACCGCCGCCCCGGATGATTCCGGGAACGGCGGTCAATTGGTAGCGGGGCATGGATTTGAACCGTGGACCTCTGGGTTATGAGCCCACGTTTTCTTATGTTGTTCTGAATTGGTATTGTTTAGTATACATTGAGACAATGACTTGAAATGCGGCGTGTTGAGTGATTTGAGTTGGTCTTGATTGGCGTGTTTGTCCAACTTTTGTCCAGAAAATCTTTGTCCAGATTTGTCCAAATCTGATAGAATGAAGATATCCATGAAGGAGGTGCCGAGATGGCGAAGCGGGAAACGTCGGGGCAGATTACCGAGCTGGAGCGCGGTCGCAGGTATTCTATCCGCGTGCGGCTTGCACCGGATGAAACCCATAAGTCGTGGCATTGGTCGAAGTCGCACAAGGTCAACGGCAACAAGGCTGAGGCGACGGCTGCCTTGGTGGCGTATAAGCAGGAACTCGAAGATGAGCGTTCCGGCAAGAACGTAACCGTGGGGGAGTATGCAGAAGCGTTCCAAGCAAACCGCAAGGCGCTGGGTAAGGTGTCGAACCTTACAATTGAACGCGACCAGCATGAAATTGACCGTATCGTGAAATTCCTCGGAGAAACACGAGTGGTTGATCTCGACTCGCAGAAGATTGAGGACGCCTATCTGCGTATGGCCGAGCAGGATGAGGCGTCTCCCGATGCTATCCATAAGGTGCATATGAAGCTGTCCCAAATCATGCGTAAAGCGTTCTTGGACGAGCTGATAGACCGCAACCCGTGTGATGCCGTGGAGGGCATCAAGCGCCCGAAGGTGAGCCAACAGAAGCGTAAGGAAACGCGAATCACCAAGGAGCAGGCTTTGGCGTTCGTTCATAAGATTAAGAAAGAGCCGCAAGATGGTCGGATCGTGGCAGTTTGGTTGGGCATTGCCACTGGTCTGCGTCGAGGTGAGGCATTGGCGTTGGTCTGGGACGATGTTGATTTTGACGGCGCACGGTTGCGCATCCGTAAACAGTACGGCAAAGAGAAGGTGCTCAAAGACCCCAAGACAGCCAAATCGCGCCGCACAATCTCCATTGACGGGCAAACCGTCGAGTTCTTGAAGCAATGGAAGACGAAGCAACAGTCTATGTTCGAGGCTGTTGGAATCAGACAACAATCCAGTTCGCCAGTATGCAGCAACGAGCTGTGCGACTTCTTGGATCCCGACAACTTCAGCCGTTGGCGCAGGAAGTTCTACGTGAAAGAAGGACTTGCGCACTACGCCAACGAAACCAAGTACATCGATAAACGCGGAATCGAGCGAGTAAAGCAATCCGGTTATGTCGGCCCTAACTTTCATGCTCTTCGACGAGCTCAAGCTACGCTGTTAGTCGCTGGCGGTGTAGACCCGAAAACGGTACAGGCCAGACTTGGCCATGAAAGTCTTAATACGACGCTGAACATATACGCCGAAGAAGTAGGTGAGAATGATCGGAAAGCTGCTAACTTTATGGGCAAACTACTTGAGTAATGAAGGGGCAGATGTAGATGATGGGCATCAATCATAGGTTTGATGCCCATCGGACTTTTTTAAAAAGAAATTGGCAAGAACATGAGTTCTCGAGGTTCTAGCTTTTTTAATCCACCGCCATATTCACGTCCTCCGTTAATTAACACCTCGGCAGGGATTTCATTTAGCGCGGCACACATATTGTCTAATTCAGTTTCAGACATTGATGTCTGAGGATATAAGCCTAAATACGTATTGGTCATTGTCGCGTTTGACCGATTCCTGATAAACCTAAAGGGCGCTTCTTCAGAACGGCTCATATAAGTGCAAATAATGGGAGCCGAAGCCGTAGCCCCAATAGAATACCACGGAGTTCGATGTTTGAGAATGTATCCGTTCCTGATTTTTTCTGGACAGGTATTGAGATAATTCTGCACAGAGGAAGGAAGGCTCGCATAGTTGGACGACTTAGGTATGTTCAGCAGCGCGGTATCCGATTCCCGGGGCCAGCCGGATTCGTCTGAAGTGACTTCAGATAAGTGGAAATTTCTTGGCGACGGCAGAATGGGGGATAGCCATTCGTCCGATATGCCTTCCTGATGCCATTCACTACGGGAGCGAATGAAGAAAGAGTTTCCGCCGGTGGCAATACCGCGCTTGGCCTTGAAGTAGTCGCCTAGCACCCGACCTCCAAACTCGGTTTGGCCTGAATAGTCTTCAAGGTGCTGCCATTTATTTAGTTTCGATAAATCTGCTAGAGAAATCTCTACTGTTTTTCGAGGGAACCGGAAATCGCCATATGTGAAAATAGCACTTGATTTACTATCTGGTTTTTTCTTTCGGATAATTGCGACACAGGAGGTAACTAGCGCGTCGTCGAATTGAAGATTTTCTGGATCAAAGAAATGAATTCGTTCGAGTGACACGGATTGAGTCAGAAATCTGCGAATGGGAGCACCGTAATTGACGGAGAAGAGTTCGGACGGGATGAGCCACGAACCCACGCCATCCTCTTTGAGCATACCTGTTCCAGTCAACAGAAAATATGCGTGCAATCCAGCAAGTCCGGAGAGGCAAACGCCTGAAAAAGTTGTAGTGAGCTGGGAATAGAACCGTTTTTCGGACTGTGATAAATGGTGATGACGTGAGTAAGGAGGGTTGGAAATAATCGCGTCAAATTGCTGTGATTCCACTGATGCATAGTCAAAGAAATCATCATTAATGATTCGGCAAGTGTTGCTTGACCACAGTTGCTGTGCTGTCTTGCATAACGAGGAGTCCTTTTCCACTCCAGTTATTTTGACCCGATCAGACATTGATAGAAGCGCAGAAATAAATGCGCCAGTGCCACATGAAGGTTCCAGCACGGAAATATCTTTTCCCGTGCGAAAGAATAAATCTTTGGCGATTACAGAGGCTAGAGGGTACGGTGTAGCAAACTGGCCATGCTCATTACGTTCTTCTTGAGAGTGAGAGGAATCGAAAAGTTCTTGCTCTCTTTGTCTCGTAATTTCATTCTTATTCTGCATGGGGCACCAGCTCATCAAAGTCTTCGATGCGATGTTCCCAGATCCAATCCATGTGGTTGGCCGCCTCATATCCTAAATATGTGGCTTCAAAGTACCCACAAAGGAATAGATAAAGGGTGACGTCGCCATAGGTTCCGCGGAGCTGAGAGACTTTTGTGTCTTCTTCCTTCCTGCGCTTGTTGGTGTTAGTCGCATCTCCGGCACATTTGCATTCAATCAGCAACGGGCGGTCGGAATTGAACGGCATGATTGCCATGTCGACGGGGGTGTTAACCATGCCATCCGATGAGTCCATGGCGTTTTTGTACATGCTGACATTTTTGTGATGGCTGTACGTTCCGGGCAGCATATCGAAAGCTTGTATAGCGGGGTTTTCGACTCGTTGATAGCCCCGAGCGTCTAGATATGCGTCGAGCTTGGACAGTTGCCGGCGTTCCTGCTCATTTCGAATTAGAGGATCAGTCAAAGAACCGCACAAACGGTCTCCGGCGACGCATGAAGCAATTTCGATCTCTCGATCAGAAGGATGTGTACCTTCCTTGAGCCATGCACAAAGCTGGGTGTCGGTCAGGTGCTTAAGGACTGGAATAATACGGCTAATGGCTTCTTGTCGCTGTGCGCGGGAACGACCTCGAGGGACATTGCCTTTCTCCATGGACTGCACAATGGTTTTGCTGACTTGGGCAAGACCGGCAAGCCTTTCTCGGGCGATGGGCGGGGCGCAAAACATGCGGGCTATAGCAAGATCTTCGGGGTTGTTCCAAAGGTACTGCTCATCGAGAGAGCGGAGGTAGTCGGTGCCGTCTAGAAGGCGTTGGACACCTTCAATACATTCACCACGCGCAGACTGATAAGTGCTCGGGGCGTAGTTGAAGAACCAATCGTTGTATTGCAAGATTGATGCTTGCGTGTCCTCGTTCCAGCGGTTGGGCTTGTCCGCGTTGATCACAGTGCCTCCTGATGCCTCGGATGGCTTTGTCGTGTAACAAATTAACTATCATGGTACCGGTTGGGCTTGTCGGTGGCTGGTAAGGGCGAATATGCCCACGGCTGAATCGAACATATGTTCGAATACTGATGTATTCTGATGCTGTGCATGCTGACGCACAGAAAGGAGATATCGACTATGGCGAAACGTAACCCTAAGCAAACTTCACCGAAGATTGCGAAAGCTGCGTCTGCTGCTCTTCGCGATGGTCGTTCGAGTGCTCGAACGAAATCGTTAGCGGCGTCAGCTCTTTCGCAGGCTCGGTCGAAGAAGAAGTAGTCAGATCCAATAAGCCCCGCACATATTGCGGGGCCTATTGGTCTGTTGTTATCTCTTGCGCTTAGGCCATTTGACGGGGATGCCATCGTTTTCGGTGATAAAGGTATTCAGGGCTGTGGCGGTGATGTAATCCTTGCTGCCGATGCGGACTGAGGGGAGTGCATCCATCATCAGACGGGCCTTGGAACGGCCGACGCCGAATATCGATTGCAAGTCGGACACGTCCAAGAACTGAGGCGTGCTGTTGTGAATGTCTGCTCGTTGACCGGTCACTGATTACTCCTTCCTTGATTTATCGTTGCTTGCATGCCAGTAGCTCCAGATCACCTCGCGGCAGAACACTGTTTGCCGGGTAGCGAAGTCTAATAGGTTGGTGTACTCCTGTTCGCAGAGCTTGAGCAGGTCGTAATAACCTCGGATATCGTTCTCGGCGACAAGGTTCACAATTGACATGGCCTCCTGCTTGTCATCGTCGGGGATGGCTATTTTCTGCCAATCGGCACCGTTGAAAGCTAGTACATCTTCGGGGGAGTACTGGGCCTTCTCAGGGTTGTCGATGTGAATAAGGTATCGGGCCATGCCGCGTGGGCTTTCCAGACGGATAATCGTCTTGGGGCCGTTGAACTGCTCGAAGAATCGCTGTGCGTTCCGGCGCGTGGTGGTGTTCATCCACATCGCAACCACATGGCGGTGCGGCTTCTTTAGTTCGCCGGTTTTGACGTCAGCGATGTCTTGGTCGTGCAGAGGGGACACGAGGATTTGCAAGCCGGACAGTTGCATAAGTTCCTGCCAGTTTTCTGGACAGCTATCGCCAGGGTAGATCAGGCCGGCCCAGTACCGGCCCTTCTCGTTCGGGTCGTTCTTCCTGTCACTCATCTTCGTCCCTCATCTCACATCTCAACAGGGGGCGTCGTAGTAGCCCCCTGTGTCCAGAGAACGACGGCGTGGCCGGCACCGGGCTATCGCTACCGCTACGCCCGTCACCGTCCCCGCCTACTCGATGAAGAGCATGAATCTCCTCATCCGTGACGAACGGCACATGTAGATACCGGACTTGGTTTGTCTCGGCATCCCACAGATAACCGTCTCCTGGGCGATTGAACGGGATTTGCCATGGACGGGCACCGCGTCGTACCGCGTCTTCGCCCATCGCCATCACGGCCTCGCTCTTGGAGTTCAGACGCAGTGCCAGTGTGGTGAGCAGCAGACTCCGATACGGCAAGCTAGTGCTTACGCGTGGATTCTGTGTGGCGACGACCACGGTACAGTTCAACGCGCGAGAGCGTGAGAGTGCCGATCGTATCAGTTCCACGCAGGCATCCGACTTCTTCTTGTTTGCCCCGGAACGAATCATGTCGGCGGCCTCATCGATGACGAGTAGGCGATGAACTGCTTGGGCATCGTCTAGGGAGCGCATCTTACCGCGCCATTGTTCTGCTCGGGCGTCCACGCCGGCGTTGAAATCGGAGAGCAGAGCCTCAGCTTCGTCAAGGTCATACGCCTTACGGTCCAGCGCTTGTGCGTAGTTCTCAGCTTCCATGCCGGCCTTGAGATCGATGAACCAAACTTCGCCACCGACGGCGACTTCCTGCGAAATCAGGTTTGCCAGCACGCTGCCCTTGCCGCTGTTACTTTCGCCGATGATGGCCAGATGCGCCGTGCGGGGCACGGAGACGTCAATCTTAGGGTTTACAATCTCCGAACCCAACACATAACGGCTACCTGACCCGATGTGTTTACGACGAGGCCAGATCACCGCAAAGCCTCCAGCCTTGCAAACGTAACCCTATATCGAGCAGGAATCCACAGCTTCTGAGGGATGATGGTCACCTCGACCGGTTGAAAACCGGTGCCAAGGCGTACAGCGATTGTGGTAGCCCATTCATTGATGGTGTCATCCGTCGCAAGCACGGCGGGAATGATGAACACGAATCGTGTCGGATGGAACCGACGGTGCATCGTGACTTGTTTTGCTTGTTCGGCGGTCAAGGCCAGAGGCTTGGCGGCTACCGCATCAACCTTTCTGGCGTTGTGAGAGAACGCCATCAAGGCTGTAATGCCGGTGCTAACGAGTGCCGCCAATATGAGAATGGCTGCCGGGTTCTGTTGCACGTAATCGAGTATCGTCATGAATGTATCCATGATGATTCCTTTCCGCTGGAGTCTAGTGAATACGGCCGGGGGGGCCGCTAACACCCCCGGCACTTAGTAGTCTCAGCTCTCAGTATCCGAGAGCCTGTTTGATTGCCGCCATTTCAAGCGGGCGGGGGAAGATACGGCCCACGGGTGTGTCGCCGAGCTTGACCTCGATGCACTCGTAGGGGCGACCTTCCTTGCTGACTGCGCGCAGGACATCCGCGTGCAGAATGGGTGTGATTTCGTCGTCCACCTTGATCACCTCCTTTCGTTCTGCTTCGGTGTGATTCCATGCAACCGCACGAACAGTCATGCGGTTCCAATGATGGTGTAGTATTTACACTTCAATAGTGTGTTTTCCTTGGTAATAAGCCGTTTGGGAGGATTTTGGAGAAAATGAAGATTGACAGCAAGCTCTTGATACAAGCGCTAAAAAAAGCCGGAGAAGATCGGGGTATGACGCAAGAGGAGCTGGGTAAGCAGCTAGGTTTCAGTAAGGACCGCGCGAAGAACATATTCACCGGCCGCACCAAACTCAGCGGTGATGATGTGCTGAGAATCCTAAGTGACCCACAGTACTCGTTGCCGAAGCTGAAAAAGTACATGCCGTATTGGCGTGTGCGCAGCAACCTTGCTGATGTTGAGCGGGAGTCTCGCATTATGGATGCGTTTAATGAGAATGCGCTGATGTATCCGGAGAGAATTCAATCGTCTCCAATGCAAACGAATATTCGTAAACCGCTAAGTGAAATGGCTAGGGATGTAATGAGTGGTAAGCGTTGGTGGGTATTGCGCACGGGGTGGATTTGTTCAGCGGAGATCCAGAGGGAGGTGGTGGCGTTTAAGCCGATAGCTCCGGATTTCCTTACTGCGGCGAAAGCAATGAAGCGTATGGGTTGGATTGATTACAACAAGGATATGCATACAGCCTGTGCCTATTGGGGGAAAATAAATGGAGGCAAGACAGAGCCTGAATCAAATGTCTATTGTGAGGAGACGTTAAGAAACTACATTATGAATCCGAATAATGGTTTTGATTTGGATTCGCGATTCCGGCAAGTGATTACTGGTAAAAGTATCGGAGCTATAGAAATTGATAAAACAAAAGAACTGTTAAAATTCATTAACATCGTCTCGGATGTAGCCGCAAATTGGTCGAATTATTCTCTATCTACTCAGACCGATGTATATGGTTTTTCTCCTGCTGATTTATACCGGGATAAGTTCGATTATCTTGAGCTAGCTGTTCTTGGGATGTGTGCGGCTCACTATGACCTTGTGGAGTCCGATATCGAAATCGACGAATCGGTTGAACGCCGGTATCTTCAGATTATGTCCGAGGATGGCAAGCGCTATCGATACTCTGCGCTGATTGACCCAATCCTTGCTGTGAACGATCGAGCAGGACATCTGGCGAAGCCCACAGTTGATGACTGGAGGCGGTACAACGCGCTTCGGAGAAGCCGTTGATGTGGATGATTCGAATTGGCCGGTGTTGATTGTGCTTGGCGGATTTGTCCAGATTTTGTCCAGAAACGGCAACGGTGCCGAACTGACGACGAAAACAAAAGGCTAGGAACCTTACGATTCCTAGCCTTTGCTAGTAGCGGGGCATGGATTTGAACCATGGACCTCTGGGAACATGGTTGCCCAGAGGTCCACGGTTCAAATCCATGAAGCCCGATTTTCGGCGTTTATTCTAGCTGCGTGACCGGCCTTGTGGTGTGATGGTGCGCCATGGGTATGAAACAAACGCCACCGCCGGCGTCATGGGCGGAAGACATCAATGATTGGCTTGAATCTCTGAAGGCGGCCGGTCTCAGCGATGAGACGGTGCGTTGCCGTCGCTGCAAGATGACCAAGGCCGCACGTGACCTGGCAAAGACGCCGCTCGAGGTCACGACCGACGACCTGGTGCATTGGATGGCGGCGCAGAAATGGAAACCGGAAAGCCGCAAGGGGTACCGAAACACGCTGAGCAGCTTCTACGGGTGGATGCACGCCACCGGACGGCGTGGCGACGATCCGAGCGACGAACTGCCGAAAATCAAACGACCGAAACCAAAACCGAGGCCATGCCCAGACAAGTACATCATCGCCGCTCTGCACAAGGCCACCGAGCGTGAGCGGGTCATGGTCAGACTGGCGGCGGAATGCGGGTTGAGGCGCGGCGAGATAGCGAAGGTGCATAGCCGCGACGTGATGGACGATCTACTCGGCAAGTCGCTGATAGTCACGGGCAAGGGCGACAAGCAGCGCATAGTGCCGTTGCCCGACGATCTGGCCGATTATATCGAGCATTGCGGCGGATGGCTGTTGCCGGGCCGTTGGAACGGGCACGTAGAACAGTCTTATGTCAATCGCCACATATCGCGGCTGCTGCCGGATGGCTGGGGTTGCCACTCGTTGCGGCACAGGTACGCCACGAAGACTTATGAGCAGACGCACGACCTGTTCCTGGTCGCGCGTCTACTCGGTCATGCGTCGGTCGAGACGACGCAGATATACGTGGCCATGCCTGACTCGCGGCTGCGTGAGGCGCTGGACGCGGTTATCCTGGGAGCCTAGTCCGTTGCGTCTGCAGCTGTGGCGGTGACGTTGATTTCGAGGGCGCCGAGTTTGGCCTTGACGGTTTCCTGAATGGTCTTGGCGATCTGTTCGGGGTCGGCTCCCATGCTCTTGCCCAGTGCCTCGACGGCCGCGTTGAGCGCGGCGACCTGGGCTTTGAGCTCGATGACCGTCAGCGCGGTCTGGCGCGCCTGGTTGTAGAGGTTGCCTCCTACGGGCTTGCCGTTGCCGTCCTTGTCGGCCCACGTGTAGGTGGCGACCGCGCCGGCCACGCGCTCTGGCACCTCGTAGACGAGGTTGTTGTACATGTTGCCGCCGGGCGCGCTGCCCTTGTAGTTGTAGCCCCATACGGCCGCCGCGATTGCGGCGATGTCCTGCTGTGTTACCACGTCTGTGTCTCCTTCTAGTAGTTGGTTTGCGCGGTTGATGATGCGGTCAACGGGCAGGCCGTTGACGGTGCGGTCCGGGCATCCGAAGTGGTCGGTGCCCGGAATTTCGCGGTGTAGGTACACGTTGCCGCTGAGTCCGTTGTGAACGAGCCTCCCGAGCCCGTAGCGGCGGCTGATATCGGCGCACAGGCGCGCGGAGAGTTCCACTTCCGCGTCGGTGACGGGCACGTCTTCAATGCCGCCCTGGTGTTCGATGGTGATGCCCGAGCAGTCGCTGGCCATGTTCGCATCCGCCCAAGAGCCGTTGTCCTCGTCCACGAACTGGTAGATCCGGTCCGGTCCGACGCCGTAGTGGCTTGCGGCCTGCGATTGGGGGAGCGAAAACCAGTTCGCGCAGGATTCGAGGGTGCCGACCATGATGTGCAGGGTGATGTGGTCCACCCGGTAGCCGTTGCGGCCGTTGTAGTGGTTTGGCGACCCGCGCCATGTGGCGAGGCTTGAACCGGTCATTGGGTGTCGCCTCCGTCGCGTTTGCTGCGGAAGAGCTTGAGCAGCGGGCCTGCGGCGATGTCGGGATTGATCTCGCCGATGTTCTCGAGGATGCTGCTGATTTCGGTGATGCTGATGTAGACAGCGGCGGGCACGATGAGGGGCACGCCGTAGCCGAGATCGAGGTATTGCTGGCCGCGTTCGACGACCTCGGCGAGGAGCATGACCAGGATGAGGCCGCTTTTGTGCCACAGGCCATCCCTCATTTTCTCGCTGCTGATGTCGTGCTGCATGGCGGCCTTGAGCAGGCCGGTCATGTAGTCCATGGCGATGAGGATGCCCACGATGGAGAGGGCCGCGATCTCGGTTTTCTCCATGTTCTTCTCCTTTTCTTATGTTTATGCGATCGTGTAGGTGATGGAGCAGCCGAACGCGTTGTTGGATTGTGTGCCGCCCTGGTTGCTGTAGGTCATGGATCCGTCCGCATGGATGTTGATGGCCTTCTGGTTCGCACCGTCGCGCCCACCGTAGGAGTAGTTCAGGTCCATCGGGGGACGCCAGCCTTCGGGCAGGGTGCCGAAGGTACCGCTGTTCCACGAGCCCGTAGCCGAGCTTTTCCAGGAGATTCTGATGGTGGCGGTCTTGCCGCGACGGTATCCGGTGACGGTGCCGTAGGTGTTTTCGATGAGTTTGACCGGTTCGGGGTCGGCGGCCGTGACGGCAGCGATGTCGTTCATGGTCGCGTAGCGCAGCCACGCGCTACCCGTCCAGCAGTAGGGGCCGTTGTTGGACTCGGCGGGGTCGGCGGTGACGTAGCCGGTCTGGCCGGTCACGCCGGTGATGCCGGCCAACGTTTCCAATGTGGTGGCGATGACGGGTTTCACACCGGCCGGGGTGTTGCGGCTGTCCACCTCGTTGAGCGCCGTTTCCACGCCGTTGGCCATGCTGGCGAACTGTTCGGGCGCGCTGCTTACGAGGTCGTTGCCTTCGAGGTAGGGGATTCCGTAGATCGGTGTGGTTTTCATGGTTGGATTCCTTCCCAGTTTGGTTGGTCGAGGACGGCGGGCTGGCCGTATGCGCTGACCAGTCCGAGTTCGGCGAGGCTCATGGCGGTTTGCGCCCATGTGGGCGGCCATGCCTGCATGTCGGCCCATGTGGCTTGGTGGTCGGTGTCGAGCGGGATGGGCCACAGGGTGACTTCGTTGCGCAGTACCGGCGTCTGGTCGGCCCATTCGAAGGTCAGGGTGCCGCCGATGGCCGTGTATGCGCCGCCGGTGGCCGGCCGGCTGGTGTCGTCAGCCAGTGTGCCGCTTCGTGCGCCTTGCAGGGTGAACACGCCGGGCGGCGAGGTTCTGTATAGTTCAGGACGGTCGGCGGGGTCGATTTTGCGGCCGTCGAACACGATGGTTTCGGGTGTGAGTCGGCGGTCGATGGTTTCGAGCCAACGGGCGGCGGCGATGCGGTTCTGTTCGCTTGGCGTCCAAATGGTGCCGTTGGCGCGCCCGAGGATGCCGCCTGTGTCATCCTGGGTGGCGATGTCGCTTTCCAGGGTGAAGCTCGACTGGGTGGCCGTCAGGTTCTCGGGCAGAAGCCCACGGTCTCCCATTTGGGTTTCGTCGTCCTCGAACGAGAGCACGCCGTCGTCGTCGGCTGTGGCCTTCTTCGCCTTGAGTGTGATCTGGGTCAGGGGTTCGGGGACGGTCAGGGTGAAGTCGTCGTCGGTTTCCACCAGAGGCGCTGGTATGGCGGGGGTGACGGTGCCCTGGTCGGTGATGGTCAGGGTGCCGTCTGTGGACGCGCCCATGGTCACGGGCCGGTTCAATGGCGTGTATTCGATCACGCTCGCGTCCTTGTGCGGCACCTCATACCACAGGGGCATGTGGGGGTGGTGGGCGTAGAGGCGGTGCAGCAGGTCGAGTTGTGTCGGGTAGTCGGTCGTGTCGTAGGATGCGGGGGTGCCGGTGGTTTCCAGTCCGGCCGCGTCGGCTTCTGGCGCGTTGACTTCTCGTGCGCGCGTGTTGAGTTCCGCGAGCCGGGCGGCGATGGTGGTGGTGACCCAGTGTTGGCCGGCCCATCTCACGTCGGTGGATGTGGGGCCTTGTTTGGCCAGGCGTTTCCAGAGCAGCAGGCGGCTGGACGCGGTGAGCTTGAGTTTCCACCCGGTTTTGTGTGCGGTCGCTGTGCCCCCGTTGCTGACGATGCCGTCGAACAGAGTTATGGCGGTGCTGTCGGGATTGCTGGGGATGGGTGGCGCGTATGCGGAGTGCAGCCGGTTCAACGGCATCCTTTGTACCTTCCATGTGCCCATCGCGTCCGTGAGCATCGCCCAGGTGGGTTGTTCGCTGATCTGCACGAGGATGCGTGCGCCGGCGAGGGTGAGCGCGCGGCCGGTGAGCCATCCCCTGAGGTCGCGCAGGGTGAAGCTCATCACGCTGGGGTCGGGTTGCTCGTCGGCGGTCTCCACGCCCCATTGCACGCTGAACTGGGCGAGCACGGCGATGTCCTGCAAGGGGTCGTTGAGGCTTTTCCAGCCGTCGCCCCAGTCGATGAACATGAATGGTTTCTGCATCTATCTCATGCCCGCTTTCTGTCGTAGTCGCGGAGGATCTTCTTGAGTTTGCGGGCCGCGTCCTCGCCGTCCAGCACGCCGTTGATGACGATGCTCACGGTCATGGGTTGCGCGGTTGCGGTGCCGTTGGTGCCGGGCATGTCGAATGACATGGCGGACAGGCGGCCGTTGACGCGGGTGATGGCGCGGGTCACGTCCTGGTCGAAGCCGAGGCCGAGGCCCTTGGCGAGGCCCTGCATGATGAGGCGGCCGTTTCTGATGAGCAGCGCCTTGTCGTATGCGGCGGGGCCTTTGTGTTCCGCGATCCAGTCGGCGATGCCTCCGATGAACCCGGTCACGTTGTCCCATGCGGCCTTCAGGCCGTTGAGGAAACCGTCGATGATGTTCTTTCCGGCGTTGTACAGCAGGCTGCCCACGTTGCCGATGGCGGACAGGATGCGGCCGGGCAGTCCGCTGAACCAGCTGACCACGTTGTTCCACGTGTTCTGCGCGAACTGGGCGGCGCTGGAGAAGAACGCGCCTATCCTGCCGGGCAGTGATTGGAAGAATCCGATGATGTTGTTCACGCACGAGCCGATGAAGCTGGTGAAGTTGCTCCATATCTGCCGGCCGCTTTCGGTCTGGGTGAAGAAGTAGACCAGTCCGGCCACCAGGGCGGCTATGAGCGTGATGATCAGCACGATGGGGTTGGCGTTCATGGCCGCGTTGAGCGCCCATTGGGCCACGGATGCGGCCGTGTTGGCGATGCTGAACCCCTGCAATGCGGAGGATACGGCGGTGATGACGCCTGCGACTTTGAACACGGCGAAGCCGGTGCCGATGCCGACCAGGGCGGCGCTGATGGGTTCCGCGTTCGCGCTCACCCAGTCGGAGAACGCGGTGAGTTTGTCGGCCACGTCGCCCACGATGCCGGCCGCGCCGTTGAAGGCGTCGCCCAGCGCGGTGCCGGCGGCGGACGCGCCGCCGAACGAGTCGGTGAGCGGCGCGAACTGGGCGAGCACGTCGCCGGCGGCTCCGGCGAGGCTTTTGCAGGTCTCCCACACGTAGCCGAAGATGTCGCTGGCGGTCTGCACCGGGCCTGTGTCGTTGAACGCGGTCATGAAGTCCGTCACGGCGGTTTTCGCGGTGTCGAACGTGTTGGCGGCGGTGTCGCGCACGGTGAGCAGGAAGTCGGTTATCGGGCTGTCTTCCTCGATGTTGAACGCCTCGCGCAGTTCCGCGCTGAAGTTGCCGTCCCTGACGAGGGTCATCACGCCTTTCAGGCCGGTTGTGGCCTTGCCGCTGAACGCCGTGATCTTCTCGGCGGCGACGCCCATGGCGGAGGTCACGGCCGGTTTCACGAGGTCGAAGGCGTCGGTGAGGCCGCCGACCACGGACGCTTCGAGGTTGCCCATCGCGCCTTCGATGGTCTTGGTGCTGGTGGCGGCCTCCTTGGCCACGTCGCTCATGCCGAGCTGGATCAGCGCCTGGTTGAACTCGTCGGCGGTGATTTCGCCCTTGGCCATCGCGTCCCTGAAGTTGCCGGTGTACGCGCCGTTGGCGAGCATGGCCTCCTGGAGCTTGCCCGAAGCGCCGGGGATGGCGTCGGCCAGCTGGTTCCAGTTCTCCGTCGTCAGCTTTCCGGCTCCGGCGGTCTGGGTGAGCATCATGGCGACGCTTTTGAATGTGTCGGAGTTGCCGCCGGCCACGGCGTTGAGGTTGCCGGCGGCTTCGGTCAGTTCGGTGTAGTTGCCGATGCCGTTTGCGGCGAGCTGGGCGGTGGTGTTCTGGATCGTGGTGAGGTCGTACACGGTGTCGTCCGCGTATTTGCGGGTGGCCTTGGTGGCGGCCTCCACGGCGCTGGTGTCGAGGCCTGCGAAGCTCATGGTGTTCTTGAACTTGTCGGTCGAGTCGCTCATCTCTACGACCGCGCCGCTGAAGTTCCGGAGCGTGTCCCACAGGGCGGTCACGCCCTTCAATGCCGCGCCGCCCATGAAGCTGCCGAACGCGGCGGCCTTGCCGGTCGCCTTCTCGAACGCCTTCACGGCGTCGTTCGCGTTGCCCGTGATGCGCACGGACATGATGGCGCTATGCCCCGCCATTGTCCACCTCCTTTTCGGCTCGTTCCATTTCCTCTGTCAGCAGGCGTATGCCGGTGCCCCAGTCGAGTTCGCTGGCCTCGTTCCTCCATTGCCACGGGGTGCCGCCGAAGCGGCGGGCGAGGATGAAGCTGAGTCGGCCGAGCGAATCGTCGGGCCACGCGGCTAGTTCGTAGGGTCCAGCTGCGCGTCCTCCGTGTCGTCGGGCGTGTTGATCACCACGTCGATGATGCTGTCAAGCCACTGTTCGTAGGGGAGTTTGGTCTTGCCCTGCTGGCGTGCGGCGGTGTAGGCGAAGTAGTAGACGAACCGGATTTTGCAGTTCTCCACGGGCCCCCACCCGTTGGTCTGGGCGTGTTCCTCGGCCTGGCATTGGGCGCGGGCGGTGAGGATCACGGTGTCCTCGTGGCCGTCCTGATAGCAGATGGTCGCGGTCTTCTTCAACATGGCTTATGCTCCTTTGACTTGTTTCATGGTTTTCTCCACGAACGCCTCGTATGGTTTCATCCAGGCGTTTTCGCTTCGGGCCACGCCGTTGTTCACGTACAGGCGTGGTTTGATGTGGTGGCCGGGCCACCCGTAGTTGACGGGGCCGGCGTAGGGCACGGCCTTGCGGCCCGCGCGGATCACGCCGGCCTTTTTGGTCGCGCCGGCGCGCAGTGATTTCGAGAGTCTGCCGGTCTTGCCGACGGGGGCGAGGGCCTGCACGGCGGGGAGGGCGATTTCGGCCGCTTCGCGGTTCACGCCCTTGAGTTCGTCCAGGTCGGCGCCGGCCTTGCGCATGGTCTGTACGAACCGTTTCTGGCCGACGACCATAAGGGCCTTGCCGGTGTTCATGCGCTGGCCGGGGCCGTGTAGGTGGTGTGCTTGAGGTTCGTGACGGGGAAGCTGAAGTCGTTGGTGTTCTTCGATTTCACGTCGCCGCCGACGGCCACGGGGGTCACGGTCACGTCGCCGGTCCATTTGATGGCCCCGGTCTTGTTGGGTACGAACTCGAACGGCAGGGTCTCGTTAGCGTGGTCGAAGCACCACACGCTCAGGCCCTCGGCGCTGAAGTCGTCGCCGATGGTGCCTTCCATCGTCCATGTGGTGGATGTGTTGGCCTCCTGCGATCCGTCCAGATAGGTGGTGGGGTCGTCGCTGGAATTGCTGGGGTTGAGCTGCGCCTTGGTCAGGTCGGCGCTGAAGTCGCGGCCGTTCTTCTCGTCGGTGATGTTGAACGAGCCGGGGCCGAGTGTGCGCACCTTGCTTGCCATGATGGTTCCTTTCAGATGATTTCCAATGGGTTGAGTGTGAGCTGGTAGGCGGCGAGGTCCCCCGCGCCGGAGAGGCTGAGGGTCACGGGCCGTGCCGCCTGGATGTTGAGCTCGTGTTCGGCCATGAGGCCGATGGCCCGCATGACGAGTTCCAACGCGGGGGCCTGAGTGGCCATGGTGCCGGCGATTATGTCGAGCCTCCACGTGATGTCGGGCTCGTTGCCCCATTTCTTGTAGGTGAGTTCGGGCGGTTCGATGAAGACGGCCACCTTGTTCGGCAGGGGGCGGGCCTTCTGCTCGTCTGCCGTGACGATCTGCACGAGGTCGCCCAGGCAGTCTTCGAGCAGGCGGGTGAGCGCGTCGCGTTCCTGGATGACGAGGCTGCTCATCATGCCACCGCCAGACTGCCGGCCATGACGCCCACGGCGTTGAGTTTGGGGTACACGCTGCGCAGCGGGTCGGTGGACACGCGGAACGGTTCGAGCGTCGAATCGGCGACGTTCATCACGCCGAACCGCGCGTCACGCGAGTTGTAGAGGTCGGCGGCGCACGACACGATGCAGTCGCGGCGCACGTCGGCGGGGCATGTCTGGCCGGCGATGGCGGCGTCCACGTAGGTGGTCGCGGTCCGTATCTTCGCGGTCAGGCGTTCGTTGTCGCCGGCGGGCATGTTCACCTCGTCGCGCAGCAGGGCCACGAGTTCGCTTGTCTCGTCCGTCATGGTCAGGCCGCGAACTTGATGGGGATCAGGCCCGTGGGCAGGGTGGCGGCGACGGCGAGGTAGCCGTACACGCTGTAGCTGTCGGTGAGCTTGGTCGGGTCGGTGGCGGACAGTTGGGTGGGGCCGCCGGATTCCCAGACGGTCACGGCCTCGGGGTCGATGAAGCAGGCGGTGCCGGCCGGCGCGGCGGGCAGCATCTGCACGGGCAGGCGCAGGAAGCGGCCGGCGATGCCGGTCAGGTCGAAGTCGCCCAGCGTGTCGCTGCCGTCGCCGCTCAGGTCGAAGAAGCGGCTGCCGGAGTCCTTGAGGGCCACGAGCGCCTTCATCACGTCCTTGCTGACGCCGAGGCGGGTCAGGTTGACGTTGCGGTCGTCGGCGAGTTCGGCGGCGTCGATGATGAGGCCGGCCCACTGGTCGATGGTCATGGCGTTCAATGCGGCGGGCGCGTCGAGTTTGTTGGGGTCGGTGGCCGCGTCGCGCTGGGTGGCGATGGTGTCGTAGAGGAACTGGCGGACCTTGTTCTCGGTGGCTTTCGCGTAGGCGTTGCGCAGGGCCTTCAGCGCGGTGTTGAGCATGGGCGTGGTCGAGCGTTCGATGGTCTGGCGCGACAGGGTGGTGTAGCCGCCGTAGGTGCCCACGGTGGTCACCTTCGTGCCGAACGACACCTTGCCGAACGCGAGCGTGTCGCCTTCCTTGGCCTGCGCCGTGACGTTGGTGGTGTCGGTCTCCACGACGTTGTATTCCATGCTCATGCCGGTGGAGGGCAGGCTGTCGTGGGTGAGGATGCCCATGACCTTGCGGCGCTGTTCGATCAGTCGCAGGTCGTCCGCGATCCAGGTGCTGGTGTTGCCGGTGTTGCCGGTCACGATCAGGTCGCGGCCTTCGCGGTACAGGTTCACGGCCGCTTCGTCGCCGTCCACGAGGGCGCGCAGGTATTCGCCCGCGTTGCGGTATTCGCCGCCCATCGTCTTGCGTTCGGGTGCCGTGCCCTTGGCCAGCGCGGCCTTCATGCCACGCTGTTCCTCCTGGATGCCGTCGAGCATGGCGCGCAGTTCCTCGTCCATGTGGTTCTCCTTCTGGTTGTCGGTTTGGTTGTTTCCGGTTTCGGACATGTTTTCGTGGGCTTGTTCGCGCTGGCCGGTGATGACCGCGTTCGGATACGCGGGGATGCCGGTGACGGCCACCTCGAACAGATCGACCTTGCGTCGATGCACCTCGGTGACGCCGTCGTCGGCGGCCACGTTGCGGTTGTCCACGGGGATGAAGCCGACGCTGAACCCGTCGTAGACGCCTTCGCGCACGAGTTGGATGGCCTCGCGCGCGGCCTGGGTGCCGGCGAGCTTCGCGGTGATGTGCAGGCCGTCCGCCTCGGCGTCCATGCTGGTGACGCGGCCGATGAGCTCGCCGTGCTGCCGGCTGATTTTCACGCTGTCGCGCGAGCCGAAGTCGGTGTCCGGGTCGAACACCTCGGCGTAGTCGCCCCATAGGGCGTACCTGGTGTTGAACGGCACGGCGATGCCGGTCAGGATGCTGCCGTCCCCGTCTTCCGCGTCCCTTACCTGGATGCCGCGCACGTCGAGCGTGCGCCGTTCCATCAGTCTGTCGTTCATTGCTGGTTCTCCTTCACTGGTTCCGGCGTGGATGCCAACGGGGGCAGTCCCCGGTCGGCGCGCACCTCGTCCACGGTCATCCACTGGTGTTCCAAAGCGCTGGCGTAGGCCGCGTACCGTTCGCTGGTGTTCGTGCGGCCGCTCGAATCCCAGTCGAACCGCGCCTCGCGGCCGCGCGGCAGAAGACGGTTGAACAGTTCCTCGATCTCGCCCGCGTAGGCGGCCAGCGTGTAGTCCGCGAACTCGATCCAGCTTTGTTCGATGTTCTGATAGGTCAGGTTGCTGCCATCGACGGCCGCGAGCATGATGGACGCGGGAATGCCCAACAACCGCGCGATCTGGGTCGTGTCGAACTTCTGGGTCTCCAGAAACTGCAAATCGGCGGGCTTGAGGTCCAAGGGCACGTATTTCAGGCCATCGGAGACGAAACGCACCTGGCCGGCCTGGCCGTCCTTGCCCCAGTCGTCCTTCAACGCCTTCAACGTGGGAAGGCTGACCTTCTGCTCGGTGGTCACATAGCCCTTGATGTTGCTGGAATCGGTGTAGAACTTGGCCTTGTAGTCGCGGGCCATCTGCGCGGACTCGACCTCTTCGCGGGCCGCGCCGATGGGTCCCAAGCCCCTGAGCCGTCCGGGCACGTTGAGGAACTTGCAGTGCACGATGTCGTCGGGCGTGTAGTCGCGGCCGAGATAGCCGTAGCGCAGGCGCGGGCTCGCGGGGTCGTGGCCGTCGTCGCTGACGGTCACGAGCTGCGGGGGCAGCACCTCGCAGGTCACGATCTCGCCGCCGTATCTCACCAGGCGGATGAAGGCGTTGCCGTCGAGGACCATCGAGGCCACTATGTCGGCGAGGAAGTCACGGCGTGAACGGTTGATGTCGGGGCGCTGGACGAGCGCGCTGACGGTATCGAGCTTGATGCCGTTGCGGGTCTCGTTGATCGGCAGGCCGGTGATGGCTGTCTGCAGCACCTGCACGCCACGGAACACGGTGGACAGGGTGAGCGGGTCGCATTCCGCGCGGCGGGCCGGGGGCAGGATGCCGTCGGGCACGTCGTCGAGCGCGGCCGCGCCACGGGTGACGATGCCGCCCGCGAGCTTGAGCCTGCGCCAGAATCCAAGTCGTTCGTTCATGCCCACAAGAATGGGGCCGAAGGCGGCGGGCCGTCCAGCACCGTGAAGCCAAGCGAAGCCAAGCGAAGCCAAGCGAAGCCAAGCAGCGCCATCAGACTATGAACGGCGTGGTCTCCTCGGGCTGGTGGGTCGCTCCCCATGCGGCCAACATGCAGCTTTCGAGCGGCGACGTGAGGCCGGTGGAGCCACGGCGGGTGATGCGCCATGCGTCGCCGCTCCACGTGCGCGCGCTTTTGGCCACGCTCATGTCCAGTTCCGTGTCGAGCGCGTGGGTCACGGTGTGGTTCTGCAAGCCGGAAACGTAGGCCTGGCCGACCGCGAGGTAGTCGGCGGCGGAGAGTTCCACGAACCTCACGAGCGGGTCGCCGTAGCTGTCGGTGAGCGATGCGAGCCGGTCGCGCAGGTCGGCGTTGGGGCCGCGCGTGTCCATCACGAGCGGTGCCGCGTAGTCGGTGCACAAACGGGTTATCTCGTCGGGGGCGTTGCCGGTGCCGGCCAGCACCTTGAGCAGTTGGGTGGTGACGGTGCCGTCCTGGTTGACGATGCCGACGCTCACGCTGGTGTTGGTGGCGTCCACGTCCACGGCGGCCGCGAACACGATGGGCCGGCCGTCGAGCTCGGCGGGCTTGATCGGCGCGACGGCGGTGGTCTCCCATAGGTCGGCCGCTATCACCCTGTCGGAAACGCCGGTGTCGCGCCTGTTGCCGAACGCGCGCGCCCAACCGGCCACGTTGTCGCCGAACCCCTCGCGGAAGTCGCGCAACTGGGGCTTGTACCACAGGTAGCCGGCGGCGGGATGGTAGCGCATGACCACGTCCAGGTCCTCGGGGTCGGCGTCCTCGGGTATCCCGAAATCGAACCAGCAGGTGCGTTCGGGCACGTCCCCGGCGCGCAAACCGTCCAGCAGCGGGTTGAAATAGGTGCTGTCGGCGTTGCCCTCGGTCGAGGTTATCCACCGTTGCGCGGCCACCCCTGTGCGCATCAGACGAGTGTTCATGGTCGGGATGATGGCGTCCATGATGGTGTCCCCGGACTCTTTCGTCAGCGAGAACGCCTCGTCGATGGTGACCTTGTCCATCTGCTTGCCGTGGCCGGCTATCTTGGTCATGGCCATAGGGCTTATCGTGCTGCCGTTCGTGAAGCTCACGCTCATGCCGCCGTTGGAGAACCGGAACTTACGGACCTTCTGCATCAGGCGCGTGCCCTGCATCAGTTCGGCGTACTCCTTGAAATGGTCCTCGGCGTCCTTGCCGGTCTGCGCCGCGTAGGCAATGCGCCGGCGGCGGCCAAGTGATGCGTTGAACGTGTCCGACGAGTCCACCAGCGCGCTCTTGCCGCACTGGCGCGGCGTGCTGATCACGATGGTGTCGTAATGGAAGGTGCCGGTGTCTTCGTCGAGCTCGCAGGCCACGTCGGCCACGTAGCGTTGCCACGGGATCAGCGGCGTGCCCATCATGGCCGCGATGCCCGCCAATCGCGGCCCCAACGTCCTGCGCGTCTCGTCGCGCCGGGTGCCGCCCCTAATCAGCATCGCCGGCACCTCCCGACCATGCGGCCTCCACGTCGTCGTCCGCGACGACCTCGGCGGGATACATGTCGCGAATCTTCCACAGGGCGTCGATGTACTGCGCCATGTTGCGGCTGATTTCACGGCCCGCCCGGTTCTGGCTGTCGATGTTGGCCGCGAGGGAGAGCATGGCCTGGCAAAGACCATCGCGGATGGGGTCGTATTCCGGGTGCGAGTCCTCCAAGTCCTTGACGATGCGGCGCGTGGCCTGCTCCTGCGGGCCGATGTTCCGGCCGGTGTCCTCGTCGAATCCGTCGAGCATCATGCGTGGTTTGCTCCAATCATAGAAAAGGTGTATCTTGTGTTTTTGAAGAGCGATACCCGGAAAACGTTGATATTCCAACGTTTTCCGGCTTTTTTATTCTTGGGTTGGGGGGAGAAAAAACTGGGCGCGGGGTCTTGGTCGAGGCCGGCGAGTTTAAAAACCCGCGTTCACCACTCAGGCCGCGATGCGACGCTGGCTGCGTCGGAGCGAAGGCCCAAGGCCGTGAGACGGGCCCGCCGGGCGGCCTGCCTTGCATCCACCAGCGCCTGCGAGAGATGCAGCGAGTACCATCGACGCACCAGCACGCGCTCGTCCTCGGTGACCGCATGGTCCCATGCCTCGGCGTAGTCCATATCCATCACGTGTATGTCGTAGTCCAGTGCCAGCCACTCGTCCAGCATCCGCGGGTGCCGGCGGCTGGACGGGAACGAGCGCACGCACCACACGTCCAACGGTTCCGCGCATGTGGTGAAGCTGCGGTACGCGGCGCTCCACGCCATGCCCACGGCCACGCGCTCGGCGCGCGACTCGTGCGCGGCCACGCCCATAGCGTCGGCCAGATACGAGTACGCCACCACAGGGTCGACACTGCGCGAGTGTTCGGTGATGTAGTCCAACGCCACTGCGTCGCAACCCGGTGGGCACACGATCATGTGCAGGCGTGCGCCGTAACCGTACAGCACGCGGTCCTGGCGGCTGGCGTTGCAGTGCTTGCAGGCTCGGCGGATGTTGGCCACGGTCGCTTTGCCCCCGTGCGAGTGGGGCACGATGTGGTCGTCCTCCTCGCCCACCACGGTGCATCCCGGCAATCCCAGCCAACAGGTGTTGCCGTATGTGGCGATGACCTCGGCGCGCACGCGCGGGTCGATGACCTGCCTTCTGCCCATGGTCATCTCTCCTTCCGTGCGGCGAGCCACATGTCAAGGTCGGCCAGCTCGTACAGAATCGGGCTGTTAGGGGCCTCGCCGCTTCGGAAGTACGCCGGCCCCGTGCCCTGGTCCCGCATTCGCTGCATCGTGCGCCGCGACACATGCAGGTACCTTGCGGCCTGGCTGACGGTGAGCTTCGCCCTCGGATTCATCCAACCCCCTAGAACAGATTCAACTTCGATTGCATCGATGCCTGCGATGGGGCCGTCTGGCCAGACTGCGCGGCCTTGCGCCGGAACACCGATATCTGCCCCTGCGCCCACAGGTCGAACTGGCGTGCGTCCAGCGTCCACGCGCCGCCGACGCGCCGCACTCCCATTGCCGGCCAGTCGCCTCCCAACGCGGCCAGTTCGGTGCCCTTGCACAGACGCAGGGCGTTCAGTACGCGCATCGAATCCGGCAACCCGGTGTGCTGTTCCTCGGCCAACGCAACGATGGAGAGCCGGAAGCCCTCCAACAGGTCGGCCGCATCATGCGGAGCGCTCCACGGGCTCAACGCCTCGGCAAGGCTCGGTTTCGTGCGTGCCATCAGTCCACCACCCAAGCCCACGAGCCGGTCCACCGGGCCAACGCCTGCATGGCCTCGCGCGCATCCCAGCAGCGCATCCCGTACTTGCGGGTCTTCGAGACGGGGCATTGCGCCAACTGCATCATATGGAACGCCTGGTTGTCGTCGATGCGCCCGTTACGCCTGGTCAATCCGGCCCAACGCGCGATCTGCTCGATGGTCACCAGAAACGATTCCGTGGTCTTCCTCGACTGGATGAACTCGTTGAGCTTCGGAAGCAGTCGGATACCCGCGTCCTTCAGATTCATCTCGAACGTTGCTCTGCTCATAATCCGTAATCCCCTTACGTTGGTTTCTCATGTCCCTTTTGGGAGTGAGGCTGGAGAGGTCAAGACCCGAAGATTCTCGGCCGAGACGCGCAACGCGAAATCTCGGCCGAGAATCCTCAAGTGGGTCTCGCTTTCGGTCGGTCGGCCGTCGATTGCAAGAGCAGGCCGAAGCCTGCCGGGAATGGTCCCCAAATCCAGCCCCACACAAGCGTGTGGTGATGCTGCCCGATTCCGCCTTTACCAGCGGCTGGATAGGGTCGGTGGCAACCTCTTAGTCTCACAAGTACCGCAGTTGCAATGCGGCCGGCCTCCCCGCCACCACAGCGGGCATAGGTAGGGCTAGGCGTAGCCATACGCGCCATCACAGCCATTCCATTCTCAGTGACCCGATAGCGTCGGGCACGCATACGAACGCCTAGAGGCGTCTAAAGATACCTAGAACTACTCGGGCCCGTCCGGCAATACAGCCAGCGCCTCGATCAACGCGCGCACCTCGTCGGCCGTGAGCACGTACACCTTGCTGTGGAAGTCGCGACGCCGCGCGTGCGGCGTGATGCACAGCATCAGACACCCGTTCGCGGTCACCGCGCTCTTGAACACATAACCCAGCTCACCGTTCGGCATCATTCCTCCTTCAGCCAGTCGCCAAGATTCACGGCCGCGAGACACACCCCGAAGCCAACCAACAGCAACGGCGACGCCACGACCAGCACCAACGCCTGGCAGCACTTCCTAAGCACCCTCACGATCGCCTCGATTCAGACGGGTGGACACGCGCTCCGGCACGTCGGCCAGCACCATGCCCGCACACAGGCAGGTGACGCCGACCAATGCCCACAGACCCATGACGGCCAGAATCAAACCCACGAACACCGCACAGAACGTGAGAACGCATTTATACAACCCGTGCATGCTTCGCCTCCCTGATAACCCTGGCGAACTCGCGGTTGATACGCACCATGTCACCCATCGACATGCCACCAACCGCGAAATAATCACCATCCACACTGAAACGAATACCGAACTCATACGGACTCCCCGCATCACCGGTCAGCCTAAACTCCGCATTGAAACGGTTGCTGCTCGATTCCGGGTCAAACACCGACATTGTCAGCCCTTTCCAAAGCCTCATCGATCACTTTCCGCCAAGCCAGAAGGTCGGCGCGGGAAACCCGCATGCTCAGACCGACACCCGGACCGAAATAATCCGGGAAATCAGCCAAGCAACCCCTGCCGTCGCTGGAATCGGCCACAACAATCTGCAACTCCTGACTCATCGCCCCACCTCCATCGGTGCATCTGCTTTGCAAGCAGAGGGTTTACGTTTAGGTTCCTTCCCCCGCCTTAAGCTTGAAAGCACCACACAAACAAGCCGAAGAAGGAAGAGGAAGGAAGAATCA